AGGTACTAATACTTATGGTTTCGATAAAGCTGGTACTGCATTAAGTGGTGATACTGGCCTTCATGGTGGTAAACTTAAGCTTGCTAAACGTAAATTAATGGCTGCACAAGTTGACGTATCCCGTCAAGACGTGATTGTAGTTCTTAATTCTACTCAAGCAACTAACTTACTTAGCCGTATTGAGCAAGATGGTGCTACACGTAAAGATTTCTTATCAAAGACTCCTTTAACTTCACCTGGTATGGATCTAGCACTTGACGGTTACTTAGGTATGCGTTTCGTTGTATATGAACCAACAGAAGTTGATAGTTCTGCTGATGAATATGTATATGTATTGACCAGAGATGCTGTGAAATTAGGCGTGTGGAGAGAACTACATGGTGAAATCAATAGACGTGTTGACTTACAATTATCTCCTGAAGAAGTTGTACATAACATGACTGTCGGGGCAGTTCGTATGGATGAAGCTAAGATCGTTCGCGTTCTATGTGACCCTACTTAGTTTTTATTTATAATTTAATTGGAGAATAATTAAATGGCTACCGAAAAAAGTACTCTATTATCTAATCAAGAGGCAAATCCTGTCACTATTAGTAATACTAGAGGAATCCTTAAAGCCGCTATTGATACTGTTGCAGTATCTGATGGTGCCGATGGTGATATAGCTGTAACTGGTATTCGCATACCTGTTGACGCTAAAATCACTAGTGTTGTTGTTGCTTCTGACGCCTTTGGTGGTTCAGCAACTATGAATGTTGGTTTATCATCTGATGATGGCGGCGGTGTATATACTGCTGTTGATGCTGATTGTTTTGGTACAGTGATTGCAGTTGATGCTGCAGTTACACCTACTGAAATCCGGTTTGAAACTAAAAACATTAATACAGTTAAAGATCGTGCTTGGGAAATTGCTGGTTTATCAGCAAGACCTGCGTATGGTGAGTTTGTGTTAAGTCTAGCGTTTCCTGCGGAAACAGCAGCTGCTGGTGATGTTACTGTAATAGTAAACTTCATTCAGTAAGACCTTCGAGGGGTAGCGGCTCAGTTGTTATGAGCGAACCCCTCACCTTTTCTTAATGTAGTTTGACTCTGAAAGCTCTATTAAGAAAATTTATAATTAAACATGAGAATAAGATATGTCAAGTAAAGTACAGCTGTGTAATATGGCTCTAGTTAAGTTAGCTCGTAATAGAGTAAATGACATTGATGCCCCTACTACCAATGAAGAAAAAGTATGTAATACCGTATTTGACTCTCTGAGAGATGAGGTCATATCTACTGGTTCTTGGTCATCTATCATGCGTAGAGATGCTTTAGTGAACACAGGTGTTACCCCTTCATTTGGATTCCTATATGAATACCAACTACCTACAGACCCATACTGCCTTCACGTAGTAAATATCCACGAAGAACTACCAGGTGGATATGAGTATGTAATAGAGGGTGATAAATTACTCTCAAATAAAAGTGGTGTATCTATATCATATAGAGCTAGAATAACAACTACAGATGATTGGGATATTGACTTATCACAAGCATTCGTATATAGACTAACTGCTGAACTTGCCCAGATATTAACTGGTAATGAGTCTAAAGCTGAGTTCTACCACCAGTTATATGAAGCTAAGCTTGTTAAGCATCTAGCATCTAATAACCAACAAGGTAGTCAACAGTATACCGGAAGTAGTGATTTACTGGACGTAAGATAATATGGCAAAGAAGATAATCAATCAGAATTCCTTCTCATCAGGGGTACTATCACCTGATCTGTATTTACGTACAGATGCACAGGAATATGCTCGTGGTGGATTACAACAGGGTGTTAACGCTCAAGTTGATAGTCGCGGTGGAATTAGAAAACGTAATGGATCATCATTTGTATCTAAAGCATCTACACAGACTGCTGCATCACGTTTAATCAAATATAGGTACTCCCCTACTGTAACCTTCATGTTAGAATTCTCTGAAGCTAAGATTAGATTCCTTAATAATGACTCTCAAGTAGTAGAATCAGCTAAGACTATCACAGGTATCACTGCAGCTAGTCCAGGTGTTGTCACATCTACTGGTCATCTATTAGCTACTGATGATGTTATATACATCCAAGCAGTAGTAGGTATGACTGAGATTAATTCATCTACTATACCATATAGAGTAGTGTGGATTGATGCTAATACATTCAGCTTAAAGACATTAGATGGTACGGCAGTAGATACTTCAGCTTATACAGCCTATGGTTCTGCAGGTACTGCAACACGCATCTACACATTAACTTCCCCCTATACATTAGTACAACTAGAGAACTTATCTTGGTATCAGGATGGTAATGTAGTATACTTCGTACATCCAGATGTAACACCCTATAGATTATTTAGAACTACAGATACTGACTGGACCTTTGAAGCAGTAGTATTTGATATACCCCCTACATATGAGTTTGGACATTCACCAGCAGCAACAGTAACCTTAGCTGCCTTAACAGGTACTAGTATAACTGCAACAGCTAGTGTAGGTTTCTTCCTTGATTCAGATATTGGTAGACAGATTAAAGATATTAGAGCTGGTAAGTTTGGTACTGCTACTATTATGGGTGTTACAAGCACTACAGTAGCTACAGTTGATATTACAACAGACTTTACAGACCTTGCCCTATTAACTACTGAGTGGAAGATAGATTTATCTCCAATAGCCCAATTAACATTTAGTAACCCTCAGAAGGGTTCTATTACTTTAGTTAATTCAGGGTGGTTATCTACTAATAAGACTACTACTAGCCTAAACATAACAAATATAGTAGGGTCAGGTTCTATAGCCTCACCTCCTATTTTCTCTACAATTACAACATCTACTGTACATGGTTATGTAGGTGGTGAGCGTATTCTCATAGATAATATTATAGGTGCCACACAGTTTAATGGTAATGAGTTCTTAATACAATCTGTACCTAGTACTACAACTTTTGTAATCGGGCAACAGGTTCTATCTGGTCAGTTAATATCTGCTGATGGTGTATCCTTACCAGTACCGGGGGCTTATATCTCTGGAGGTACTATATCAACTAGTTTTAATGGGTCATCATTCACATCACAAGATGCATTTAGAACAGAAGATATTGGTAAATATATATTAGCTAATGGTGGGGTCATGAAGATCTTATCAGTAGTATCTGCTGCTCAGGTTAAAGCCTTAGTAGTTAAATCACTTAATGAAGTTTATAATACTAACATATGGTCTCTAGAATCAGATATGTGGAATGCTACCGATGGTTATCCATGGGCAGTTGCTGTATATGATCAAAGAGCTTTCTATATTGGTTCTACTGGATTCCCACATACTATATGGGGTTCTGAGATAGGTCTATACACATCCTTCGGTGTTGGCCCAGATGATGAGGATGCACTACAGTTGAGCTTAGTAGCTGAACAAGCATTTACAGTTAGTTGGGCAAGAGCAAATAGAGAATTAATAATAGGTACTACAATTGGTGAGTTTGCTATAAGTAGTGGCTCAACATCTAGTTCTATTACCCCTACAAATAACACAGCTGTTCTACGTACTCATTATGGCAGTAAGTTACAATCCCCTCTTGAGATCAATGATGAACTATTGTTCGTACAGAACTCAGCACGTAAGATCAGAGCATATACATATGGCGTTGAAGGTAATGCCTATACAGCTGAAGATCTAGCTTTCTTGATTAAGCACTTAACTAAGTTTGGTATACATAAATTAGCCTTTGCTAAAGAACCTAACTCTATCCTATTAGCTGTAACTAATGACTGGAAACTATTATGTGGTACATATGATCGTGGACAGAAGATGGTAGCATGGACTGAATGGGAAACAGACGGTTATGTTAAAGATGTTGAAACATTAGATAATGATGGAGTAGATCAAATATGGGTTTGTGTAGAGCGTAATATAGGTGGAGTATTAACTCACAATATAGAAGTTATAAACTATGCTTTAGGTGGTGATCATCTGGATGCATTTACAGATAGTGCCCTAACATACTCAGTACCTATTACAGTTACTAGTGTTGTTGATTCAGGTTCTACTGCTACTATAACAGCAACCTCTCATGGCCTAGTAGCTGCTGATGAGTTTGTAATTAAAGATCTAGAAGATCCCTTAACAGCTGACCTAGATGCTGCTAAGACTAATATGAGTACTATAAATAATAACTCATATGTTGTAGTATCAGCCCCAACAGCACATACTCTAACAGTTACTATAGGGACTACAGTAGATTATAATCCATCTAAAGTGGGTACTGGTAAGATACATAAGCTAGTTAGTACAGTTACTGGTCTTGACCATTTAGAAGGTAAGACTGTATCTATAAGAGCAGATGGTGCAGTACAACCTAATGCAGTGGTAACTAGTGGTGCAGTCACACTAACATATGCTGCTGGTGAAGTAGTTACTGGGTTACCATTTACATTGACCTTAAATACCTTACCAATTCCTTATGATCTTGGTATGGGTAATATGCTAGGACAAGATACTAGATGGGTAAGACCTATGTTGTATGTTGTAGAATCTACTAGCCCATTCCTAGATTCAAATGACGAACAACCAGTGCGTAATACTGAGTACCCTATGGATCAAGCAATACCACTATATACCGGATTCCTGACTTATGGGGATTTAGAGTATAAGAAGAATAGCAGTATTCTAATAACATCAAGTGAACCATTACCTGTATACCTATTGGGTTACACAGGAACAATAGAAGGCGGAGTATCATAGTGATAGACTTTTCAACAATAAACCGTGTTAACGGATCGATCTTTGGCTATAACGAAGGGATCAATAATATTAACACAGGTACTCAACAACAGATCAATTCTACCCTACGTGGTGGTTTCATTGAGTCTCAGGGGTTCCTACAGAAGGCACAGAGCTTTAATCAAGCTGCTATAGTTACTGGCCAGATCAATGACTTTAACCAGGAGATAGCATCTTCTAATACTATTAAGTCTATTAATAACTTAACTAGATCATATGCTTTAACAACCGGTAAACAGTTATCTCAACAAGCAGGTACAGGCTTTAATGTTAATAGTAGATCTTCTATGTTAGTAAGAGAAGAAACATTAGCGGTATTCCAAGGTCAGATTAAAGATACTATTGTTAATGCTGAGAATGAACGTAGAGCTACCGAATATGCTGCTCAATCACAACAACATGACTTAAGATTACAAGGCCAGGCACAACAGTTAAATGCTGATAATGCTAGAATAAGTGCTGCTAATAAAGCTGCTGAGATTGCATTTGCAGGTAGAGTTAATAAACAGAATCTAGCACGTAAGTATAATACTATTGTACCTACTTTACTTAATAATATCAAAACAGGAAGTAACCCATGGCTGAAATAATAAGACCTCAATCAGGGTCTATTCAAAGCAATACAAAGATTAGTACGGGGCTAGCTGCTTCGACTGCTAGTGCTGCTCAGGGTATAGGGAATGCATCTGTACAATTAGGTAGACAACAAGCACAAAGCCAGACTGGAGCTATT